TGTTGCGGCACTTGATGTCCTGCCGCTACCAAGTCCAGCAATTGCGCGGCTCTGGCCTTTTCCGGGGTGTAGTTGTCTCGCAAGGTCATGCTGCGATCCTTTCCAAAATCTTCATGCCGATAGCCTTAGACGCGCCGCCCTTGTAAACCAGCCGCGCCCGCTCCACGTCACCGATGACAACCGGCGCAGGCGGCTTCAATCCGCGCTTTGCGTACAGTTCATCGGGCGAGCGATCGCCGCCAAGCACTCGCGGATAGTCGAAGCCCTGTTGCCCCGCATATGCCCGGTATGACTCGCTGAACTGGTGCTGCGTGTAACTCAGGTTTGCCAGATCAGAGCGGCACAACTTCACCCATCCGCCTATGTCGCTGACCGACGCATGAATGGCCGGGTCATCGAAAACGACATCGGTGTAAGCACCGACGCGGCACATGGCGTCGTACAACTTGCCCCATGCCACCATTGCCCGGTCAGTCTTTGTCCCGCCCAACTGGCGCACAACGTCTGCCACCTTTGGCGCGAACTGCCCGCGATCCGGGTCAGTTGCGTGGGCCGTCAGGGCCTTGGACACCTGCTCCAGCGCGAAAGGCTTGCAGCCCTGCCACCAGACATCGAGCGTGAACGGCGTCACATCCTGGCGGTAGTACGCAAGCGCCGAAGTGACCAGCGCGCTAAATTCTGTTCGTTCAGTGTTCTGCATGGTTTCCCCTTGCCCAATCGCGGGCAACGGCTTGGTTACGGTCCTCTAGGGCCTGCTGTTTGTTGGGTTGCGCTGTTCCGCCATGCTTCGGCGGGTACACGGTGCGCCACCCGTTGGTCACTGCGTTTGTCAGCATCGCAGCCGGGTCGTTGCCAGCGTCAACCAGTTTTTCAAGGTCGGAGACAACGCCCTTTGCCGCCGCTTCAGTGAACGGGATGTTCCGCATTGCCTTGCGCATCTGCACGAACTCCGCCCATTGATCGACGGGAACCCATTCCGGTGGCGCGTATGCGCTAGAAGCTTTAGCTTCTTTCTTATCTTTATCTTCTCTAGTCTTATCTGGCGTTTGTTTGCGTTCGGCCTGCGTTCGGTTGCGTTCGGTTGCGTTCGTTTCTGCGGGTTTTGCCTGCTTTTTGGCCTCGCGCCATGCTTTTGCACGCTCTGATGCCCCATCTTCGCGCGCAACTTGCCGTTTTTCCCATCCCATGAGCTTGTCGGACTCCAAAACCCGGCCTTGCATCGCAGCGATGATTTGTTCTACTTGTTCGGTTTCAATGTCGAGTGCGCTCGCAACATCCTCCGAACAGAACGATTGCGTTCGTCCGCGTTCGGTTGCGTTCGATGCACACACAAGCAAGTGGCAATAGACCGCCATCACGTCACCGATACGCTGCCCGCTGGCCTTGGCAATGGTTCGCCACTTCGGATCTGTTGGCATGTCGTGCCACAACCTAAGCCACTGATTAGCCATGCATCGCCTCCCTATCCTTCGTTCCCTGCTCCGCGAAGAAGCAAGGTGCCTTCCTGGCCTGCTGCTTGTAGTACCAGCGCAAAGCCGCCTCACGGTGCCGCTGTGCGCGTTCCTCGTCTGTTATGTCCAGGCGTGGCCTTCCGCGTGACGGCTGCTCTATCTGCACGGTTGATGGGCCGCGCCAGTGAAAGGCATTCATAGAAGCGCCTCCTGCGTCTGCTTGGGTGCCTCCGGCTCAAACAGCTTGCCTTGAGCCTGTGCGCGGGCGATTGGCATATCCGGCCACCAGTAGTTCTTTTTGGACTCGTTTTCTTCTCCGCGTAAAACTTGAAGGTTCGCCTCGCAGTGAAGGCCGCAAACATATGGGCTTTGCAGCGGGACGATATGGTCAACATGCATTCGGAACCCTGTTTGAATCTGCGCCAACAAGGCGGATTTGTAGATGTTTCGGATGGCGTCTTGATTTGCCCATGCTGGCGTAGCGCGCAACTTTGCAGCCTTCCGTTTTGCCGCAGTGGCCCGCCGCATATCCCTGTTTTTCTTGGACCATTGAGAGTTTTGCGATTGCCGCTTTTCCTTGTGCTTCGTGTTGTGCGACTTCCTTATGGCCCTAGCCTTTTCAGGATTGGCCGCAATCCACTCCACGGATTTGGCGTTTAACCGATCCTTGTTCTTTAGGTAGTGGGCGCGACTAGCCTCAGCGTGGCACTCAATGCACCATGCGGACAGGCCATCGGCAGACCTAGGGAACACCCTAAATTCCAAGAACAATTTGCTCTTGCCGCACTTGCTGCACGTTTTCATCGTCAAATAGCTTTCTTTGGTTGTAGGCCTGCTGAATCCTTGTCACCGCAATGTCGAAGTACTTCTGTTCGCGCTCTATGCCGGTGAACTTGCGGCCTAGCTGTGCGCAGGCAACGCCGGTTGTTCCGCTGCCCATGAAGGGGTCTAGGATGGTCTCGGCGCGCGGGGCTCGCTCAATAAAATGAGCCATCAGCCATTCGGGCTTTTGGTGCGGGTGACAGCGCCCGGCGCTTTCCCATGAAACGACGACAGGCCCGGTAAGAACCCCCTCCCCGCGCCGGCCTTCCCACCCATCGCCGCACACATAAGCCAACTCAAATGAAGGCTTCCAGGGCAGCGACAGGTCGCCCATGCCGAACGCTGGCCCCTTGCTCCAAACTACGCAGGCGCGGGCGTTGGCGACAGGCGGCGTCTTCCAGGTGCCAAAGAAGACGGCCGGCATGCGGCCAGCCCACCCGGCCACCCAGTCGCGCGCCTCGGTGGATTGGTCTCCAGCTATCTGAGTTCCGGCCCACGAAGCCCCGTGGTTGCTTGAATGCCCAATCCCATACGGCGGATCAGTAATCACCGCATCAAACCGCCCAAGCGTCGGCAGAACCTCAGCGCAATCACCCCGGTACAGGGTCGCGTCTCCGATGTGCACGACTTCGAATGTCATGGTGCCCTCTTGATGTGCTGGAACTCGTCGCGCTTGCCCAGGCCGGGGATGGTGCCTAGCTCGACACCCTGCGCCCGCATGCGCTCGACGTAGGCCGTTTGCTTGGCCTTGCGCTGCGCGTATTGCGTGACCTTCTTGTTGTTGAACACGGTTGGTTCTCCAGTGTTCCAATCGAACGGGCTGCGTCCTTTCATGCCACCGCCCGGATGCCGCCACGGGCCTTGAGGTGTTCCATCGCCTTCATAGCGCGTTCCATCGTCTGCGCCGCGCTGTTCATGACCTCCACCAGCTTTACAGCCTCGTCCTCAGGAGATTTCCTGTCGGGCCGTGCGTGCAGCGTTTCATCGCAGGCGTACAGCAAGGGGTCGTAAGCCTCGCAGAAGGCCATCAGGCGCACGACTTGCCCGAAGGTAAGGCGCTGGCCCCAACAGGGCTACAGCACGCCTTTAAACGGGCATAGGCCGATTCCGGCTTCATGTCGGGGAACAGGTGCGCGGCCACCAGTTTGAAGGGCTTACCGCTCTCGCCAATAGCCCGGTTGATAGCGTCAAACTCATCGTCGTAAAACAATTTCATAGCAACTCCCATAAGGTTTATGGCTTGTTAGGGTTGTTCGTTTTGGGCAAAAAAAAGACGATTGGCCTATGACTTCACAGACCAAACGGGTTACTCGCGCTGCCCACCAATGGGCGCATGTCGCTGCCTGCCTGCCGCCTGACTTGCTTGCTGCCGCGAATCGTCTTGATGCCGTGGTGACGCAGCCAGCGGGCAGCGGTGTTGTGGCTGACTCCAAGGCGATCGCCCATCAGGGAGCAAGTAAGCCCCTCGTCGGCCAGCGCCTGCATAACGGCTGCTTCAGGGACGGGAATGCGCTTGTGCATGTCTCAGCCTGCCAATGTCTGCCCGGTCACTGCGCTGATGGCGTGTGGGGCTTCTGTAGTCGCAGATATGGCGCGCGTGGCGATGTCTCGCACCTGGCGGTCTGCGCTGTTGAAATAGCCAAGCCACCACGCATCGATGTCTGCGGCGTCAGTGCCCAACGGGAGCCTTCTGGTTGGGTTGGTGTCGTGGCGGGTGCCATAAGCCGCGAAGCCTTCCAGCACCTTCCTATGCTTCTGCAATTCCGCTACTTGAGCGCGCAGGTTTGCAATCTCGTCAGCAGCGGCCAGCAGTTGTGCGCGGTGGTGGCCGTCAACGTGCGCCGCGTAGCTGGTGAGCCATGTAACGATGCTGGTCATGCGTACTCCCTGCGTGAAAGTTGGTTAATCAGGTTTGCCGCAACGGGGAACGGGAGATTTCTGAAGAACTCGCGGCTACCTTTGCACGGAGCGCCGATCTTCGAAACCCTTGTCAGCAATTCACGCTCTGCCTGCAGCGCCTGCCTCGGTTCCGTCATGTCAAGGCCGATATGAAAACGAGCAATGTCGGCCCCGAACATCCGTCGGGCTTGAAGCACAAGAGTCCCCATCCGAGTGCGTGGATTGCGGGAAAAGCCGACCTTGACTATTCCATTCGTAAGCTCTGCGGCATAGACGCATCCAGAATAGAACCTTGGAATTTCGCAGAACCTTTCTGGACGCCTCATGCCGATTCCTTTACCCTGCGCTTCGAATACTTGGCTGTTAGCGCCACCCTCCACGCATGGGGAAGCTCTCGCTTCTCTAATCGCCAATTGCTGACGACATTCGGCCTAACCCCTAGTGCGCGGGCCAGCTTGCTAACCCCGCCCTCCAGTTGAATCGCGTGTTCTAAGATGTCCATTACCGCATCCTATCACGGGAGTGTTAGCAAGGCAAACACTTTCTCAAACACCAACGTGAACGCCGGAAATGATTTACTGCAACTCCGCTGAGTGGTGACGCATGTATCGCATAGGCCCTCATTCTTCTTGTTAGCGCTCACATTAGCGCACTTTTCACCATCTACTCAAAACATAGGGTAAGCACCTATGCCTCTTTGCGCCAAATTCAAACACTTTTGTGTTGACAAATGAAAACACCGCAGTGATAATTCTCCCATCGCAACAAAACAGCGAAACCCCCTAGGCCAAGCGATACGGGCCGAGTCCGAAGGACGCAGAGGAAGGGGCAGAGGATGTTCCTCGGTGCTGTGCGATGTGTAGCAACTAACTGGAGTGACGATGCATTACGAATTTGTCCCAGGCGATGAAATAGTCATCGCACCCGGCAGGACGGTGAAGCGAATCAGGGCACTTGTCGCAATTCCTGCGTTCAGCGTTTCTGCTGGCGATGTTGGCGGGTATGTCGAGGCAGATAAAAACCTGCGGGGCAATGCGTGGGTCTCCGGCGATGCGTGGGTCTCCGGCAATGCGCAGGTCTACGGCAATGCGCGGGTCTACGGCAATGCGCGGGTCTACGGCGATGCGCAGGTCTCCGGCAATGCGCAGGTCTCCGGCAATGCGCAGGTCTCCGGCAATGCGCAGGTCTCCGGCAATGCGTTGGTCTACGGCAATGCGTTGGTCTACGGCAATGCGTTGGTCTCCGGCAATGCGCGGGTCTCCGGCAATGCGTTGGTCTACGGCAATGCGTTGGTCTCCGGCAATGCGCGGGTCTCCGGCAATGCTGCCATCTTTTGGGCAAGCCGCGTTGGCACAGAGAACGGAACCTTCACCGCCTACAAAACCAAGGATGGCGGCATTGAAATTACACGCGGATGTTTTCGCGGGTCTATCGATGAATTTCTCGCAGCATCCGAAAAGAAGCACGACGACAGAACGCACCTTGAATACCGGCTACTTGTTGAGGTCGCGTATTCCCGACTAACCACACCCAAGGAGTGACTATGCGACATGCCGACACACTTGCCGCCCTTCGCAAGCCGGGCCGCACCGATGAGCAAATCCGCGAATGCTTGGAAGCACTTGCCTCCACGCTTCACACCGATGACCCGATCTGCGTTGCGCTCGATACGTGCATCGCTGACCTGATCGGGCAAGAGGACTGTATGCGCGCTGTCCGTGAAATGCGCGCCGACGAGCTGGACAACCGGCGTCTCCAGTATCAGGACCGTGGCGAGTACGACGTGTACACGCTGAACGTGCTTCGCGGGGCGGTTGTATGAGCGCCGACCGCATCAAGACAGAGAGCGGCCACACGGTGCATGCAAAGGCCGAGTGGGGCAAGGTCGGCGTCTGCGCGACATTTGGCGGCGCTGGAACATGGTTTGACCTGACGGCAGACGAGGCACGCAAGCTGGCAGAACTGCTGGTTGCGGCTGCTGATGCTCTGCAAACCAAGGAGACAGCATGATGCACCTCAAATACGGCACATGGGCCTGCGTAGACGGCGAGGAAATGGATGTCGAAGCAAGTTTCGACTTCTCGCCGGGCCGACCGGGAAAGACTTGGGGGCCGTGGGAAGACTGCTACGAAGCAGAACCCGCAGAACTGGAAATCACGAAAGTCATTGCTGATGGCAAGGATGTCATGGGCCAGATGACCGATGCGGAAATGGAGTCGCTGACCGAACGGGTCTATGACGACTATGAAGCATGGTTTCCGGTAAGGGAGGAAGTATGACCAAGATCACATATCGGTCAAATCCGACGCGAACCATCGTATCCGTAATCATTGATGGTCGCTGCGTCGGGAACATTATGAAGCTCGCATATGACGCAGGATGGTCATATACGCCACACAAATCATCGGTACGCGGCGAAACATTCAAGACGCTTGCTGAGTGCAAAAAATCCCTGGAGACAGCATGAACGATATTTTTAGCTGGTGGCACGGAAGCAATCTGCAAATATCGCTGGTGCTTTTCTGCGTGCTGTGTGCATTGGGAACGCTGGTAAGCCTTGCGCTGGTCGGATCAGACAAGCGCAGCAAGCGAGAGCAGGCGCACGACGACGCAGAGCAGGATAAGGCGGTGCGCAAGGTGTCGGCAGCGAACTATTGGGAGAAGCAAGCATGAAACACACAAATGCACCATGGGAATACGTGCCCATGCTGACCGCCAGCGAGAACCACAAGGGCTATTTTGTTCGCGCCGAGAAGGCTGCGCGCAATGGCAAATGGGCGCTTGCAACGGTTCAGCCCGGCGACGAGGACGGCAAGTTGGGCGAGGCTAATGCCCGCCTGATAGCAGCGGCACCGGAACTGCTGGAGGCTTTGCAAAAGGCATACCTCTACATCAACGGCGGGCCAGGGTACACGCCTGAGAACAGGATGGCCGCATACCATGCCGCCCGCGCCGCCATCGCAAAAGCAACCGGAGAGAAAGCATGAACCCGAACTGGACAGGACGCGCCGCCCGCAGCTTGAGCGAGTGCCGATTCACAGACGATGCAAACCCGTTTATCGGACGGCGTGCAAAGACGAGCAATAGCGAGATAGCCGCGTACATCCTGGCGCTGCTTGTCGTGCTGCTTGTGGTGAATCTGGTGGCTAGATAAACAAGGAGAAATGAATATGAGTACCGCAACCGCTTTGACGACGATTAGCCAAGACATTTACGCTAGTCGGCAGGCATTCGATTCTGTCCTAGTGGACAAGTCGATCAACTTTGAGCGCGAAGCAGGTTTCGCCATTCAGGTGCTGTCGGGCAACAACTACGCCATGACAACGGCCATGAATAACCGCCAGTCGGTTGTTGATGCTGTGACCAACATTGCCGCCATCGGGATCAGCCTGAACCCTGCAAAGAAGCAGGCGTATCTGGTGCCGCGTGACGGGAAGATTTGCCTGGACATCAGCTACATGGGATTGATGGACTTGGCGCAGGCAACCGGGTCCGTTAAATGGGCGCAGGCGGCGCTAGTGCATGAAGCTGATGGCTTCGCATTGACCGGCATCGACAAGCCGCCACAGCACACGTTTAACCCGTTTGGCAAGGATCGCGGGCCAGTCGTCGGCGTGTACGTGACGATCAAGACATCGCACGACGAGTATCTGACGCACACGATGACGATTGAGGAAGCCCATGCGATCCGTGATCGTTCGTCGGCGTGGAAATCGTTTCAGGCTGGAAAGGCCAAGTCTCCGGGACCGTGGGGAACCGACGAAGGCGAAATGATTAAGAAAACCTGCGTCAAGCAAGCCTACAAGTATTGGCCCAAGACCGAGCGCCTTGATACCGCCATTCACCACCTGAACACCGAGAACGGCGAAGGGCTGGCGGTAATCGAGGAAGAAAAGCAGGCGATGCTGAAGGGGCCTGTTGTCTCCACGACTGGCGACCCGCTTATTGATCCTGCGCGCCTTCCAATCATTGAAGCAGTGTCAAGCGCCATCGTTGACCACTTCCATAACGATGACCTGATAGGCGCATACGAAGAATATTCAGGCATCACTGACGGCGAGGAAAAGACAAAACTGTGGAAGATGTTGCCGTCCAACATCCGAAACGCAATCAAGAAACACGGCGAAAGCCTCAAGGAAAAGGTAGAAGCATGAACAGCATCAGCGTAAGCGGAAACATCGGCAAGGACTCAGAAGTTAGATTCCTGCCAAACGGCGATCCAGTCTGCACCTTTAGCGTGGCAGACAGCATGGGCCGCGACAAGCCGACTATCTGGTGGAACTGTTCACTGTTTGGAAAGCGTGCCGAAGCCTTGTCACAGTATCTCGTCAAGGGTCAACAAGTGACGGTAATTGGGAACGTGACCGAAAGGGAATGGACCGACAAGGAAGGCGGCAAGCGCAAGAGCATGGATGTGCGCGTGTCGGATGTTGCGCTAATGGGCGGCAAGCGTGAAGGCGCAGCACCACGGCAAGCGGCAAAGCCTGCGGCAGCTGGTAGCGGGTTCGATGACTTGGACAGTGACATCCCATGGTAAACGCACAAGACGAGCGCATCGCCACCCTAGAAGCAGACGCCCGCATCAAGGCGGCGAATCTGGAACTGGCGCAGGCGAGAGTGGCGGAACTGGAGGGGGTGCTACGCCACATAGTCGCCGCAGATTGGCGCGGATGGCATGAACTCGCATCGCCGGATGAGTTTGTCAGATGGGCGAAATCGCGGGCAAATCACGCGCTTTCTAAATCAGACGCAGCAATGAAGGATCACCATGACTGACAAACAAGAGCCGTGGGACCATGGCGTTTTCAAAGGCGCGGACGGCTTGCGCAAGTTGGTTGATTCGCAGCCATTTTGGGACGAGCAATCCTACGGAACACGGCTGTACTTCGGCCCGAACATCACCGACTACCTGCACCGCGATGTGTTGCGCGCAGCCGTAGAACACTTGGAGCGCGCCGCCCCACCAGCACAGCCAGACCACAAAGGCCACTCCTGCACGCACAAATGCACTTGGCCTCAGTGCGAGGCAGCACAGCCAGCACCAGCGCAAGAGCCGCAACCTGTAAGCAATACTGATGAGTTGCCGCAGCGACTGAGTGATGAGCGGAT